TTCATCAACTCTGGTAAGTTTGCAGAGTGATACCTTTGTAAGTTCATAGTTCTCCTTAGTAAGCGAGTGTAAATTGTTGTCCCCGAAGGCGACACTACTATTTATAGCACAAACACTTAAAAAAGTCAGTGTTGAATACCCCAAATTTTTGTACAGTAATCCCTAATTGATCTATCAGAAGAGAAGAAACCTGAACGTGCGGTGTTGATAACCGACATACGATTCCATGCATCACGATTTACCCATGTTCTACTTACACGATCTTGTGCATAACAATAATCATCAAAATCTGCAAGAACACAAAAAGGATCATGATTAATAAGATTATTTACTAATGGTGTAAATTGATTTTTATCACCATGACTGAAATGACCACATTTAATAAGATTAATAACTTTCCACATTTCATCACTCATATGATTTTGGGGACAGTATCCCTCATCCCACAGTTGTTGAATACCACTCTCATCATATCCAAATAGAAAAAAGTTTTCCTCCCCTACAAGTTCACGTATTTCTACATTAGCACCATCAAGTGTTCCAATAGTAAGAGCACCATTCATCATAAACTTCATATTACCTGTGCCTGATGCCTCTTTACCAGCAGTAGAAATTTGTTCAGAAAGATCAGCAGCTGGATATACAAGTTCTCCTAACTTAACACTATAGTTTGGCAAAAATACTACACGTAATTTACCATCCATGTCAGGATCGGTATTAACTACCTCTGCAATATTACAAATAAATTCAATAATTAATTTTGCCATATAATATCCTGGTGCTGCTTTACCACCAAATATTATTGTGCGAGGAACCACATTCACACCATTTTTAATTTGTATATATTGATGAATAATCCAAAGAGCAAGTAAATGTTGTCTCTTATATTCATGTATTCTTTTTACCTGAACATCAAACATACTAGAAGGATCTATATTAATACCGAGTTCATCTTGTATATAAACCGATAATTTATGTTTTCCTAATAATTTTTTATCCTCAATTTTTTTATTAAGTTCTGGATCATATTGATGATCCATTAATTTTTCAATTAAATCCATATTGGATACCCAATCAGAACCAATATAATCATCAAGAACTTCTGCAAGTGGAGGGTTAGATGATGCCAACCATCTACGTGGTGTTACACCATTAGTTACGTTAGTAAACTTGTGAGGCCATAAATCAGCAAACTCTGGCATCAATTGAGTTTTAACTAATTGTGAGTGTAGTTCAGCAACACCATTCACATGATGAGAACCTACTGTAGCAAGATGTGCCATTCGCACTGACTTATTACCACACTCATCAATAATAGACATCTTCTCTAACATACTATCATCACCAGGATAATGAAGTCTTACAACTTGTAAAAATCTAGAATTAATTTCATATATGATTTCTAAATGTCTTGGTAGTAAATCACCAAATAATTTAAGATCCCACTTCTCTAATGCTTCTGGTAATAAAGTATGATTTGTATATGCAACTGATTTACTTGTAATATCCCATGCTTTATCCCATTCCATGTGACGTTCATCAACCAACAATCTCATCATTTCTGCTACTGCAACAGCAGGATGAGTATCATTTAATTGTACTTGATAATTCTCATGAAAATTTTCTATCGATATCTGACGTTTATCTAAACTTCTTATCATATCTTGAAGAGAAGCACTTACAAAGAAAAACTGTTGCTTTAATCTTAATTGCTTACCCTGATCTGTTCCATCATTAGGATATAAAACCTTAGAAATAGTTTCAGACGAAACACTCTGCTCTACAGATCCCATATAGTCACCTATATTAAATGCATAAAAATCAAAAGTTTCAGTGGCATCTGCTCTCCATAATCTCAATCTATTACAAGTATTAACTCTATAACCTAATTGTAATACATCATAAGGGACTGCGATTACTTCTTCTTCAGGAACCCAACGTGCTCTATAATTCCCTCTATCTGATACATAATTCTCTACCTTACCACCAAAACCAACTGTAACAGATTCATCTGGATAACAAAGTTCCCATGGCCAGTCTCCGTGCAACCAATTATCAGTAACTTCTTTCTGTTGATTATCTTTTATCTGCTGTTTGAAAATACCGTACTTGTATCTTATACCATAACCAGTGGCAGGTATCTGTAAAGTTGCAAGAGATTCCATATAACAGGCAGCTAAACGACCAAGACCTCCATTACCCAATCCAGGTTCTTCTGCTACCTCAAGTATTTCATCCAAACTATATCCATACTCATCTAATGCATTCTCAGCATCTTTTTGTATTCCAAGATTTAAAAGATTATTAGCAAGTTGTGGGCCTATTAAAAATTCTGCAGATAAGTATGCAACTTCTTTTTTAGGTTTAGATTCTCCAAGGTAATAAGACATCATATGATCTCTTACAGCATAACATAATGCCATATAAAGATCACGTTTAGTAGAACTATCTGGTCTTTTTCCTATTGTGTAAAAAAGACGCTCATTAATTCCATTTGATAGATTACTCTTCAATTTTTTTCTTCTTGCTACCTATATTATACTTCGTTTCAAGAATCCAATCACTTTTATCTTTATATGCTAATACTTTAATTTGATTTAAAGGAGCAATATCTTGTATTTTACTTATATCATTAACACCAATTAATCCCCAATCAGCAAGAAGTTGAATAATACGATTTCTACGTTGAACATCATTTTGAGTAAGATTTGCATGTTTACCATCTAGTGCAAATAATTCTTTAAAGTGAACTAAAAAATATCTACCTTGTTTATGGAGAATATGACATGATTGATATATCTTTTTTTCCTTTCTTGATGCTACACCAATTCTTGTTAAAGTTTCACGAACTTTTAAAAAATCATCTGGTTCATTAAGAGTTACCTCAACCATTTGATCAGGTGCCCATTTTACCACAAGATCTTGAACCACACTCATTGTTTTCCTCCAATTTCAAATTTAGATCGTATAAAATTAAGTTGTTCTTTTGATAGAATTCTTAGAGCTTGTTTTGCTTTTTCGTTACTATAACCATAATAGCGTTTTATCAAGTCAAGGTCTTTAATCTCATCTTTACGTAACCAAGGAGAAAATCTCTTCTTGGATCTGAGTGTATTTAGAAAAAAATCATATTGCATCTTTTTTGGTAAAAAATGATACTGATTCATTTCATTGGAAAACATAATCGCATCAAGATGTCCAGAGTAAATACGATTAATAATATATGGTGAATACTCTTTTTCTAATAAAGGATCCTCATCTATTAAATTTTTCTTTGTTTGGTTAATTGAGTTCAACCAGTCTTTTAGTTCCATCTTCATTATCAAAATAGTTTTCACAAGAGCAGACAAGATTACGATCTCCATAAACATTGTCTATTCGTGATATCGCTGGCCAAAACTTATTAGTTTGATTGGCAGGATACGCTGCTTCTTCACGACTATAATTATACTCCCATTTGTCTGAACTTACAACCCTTGCAGTATGAGGTGAGTTTTTCAAGATATCTTTATTCTTGTCAATCTCTCTACGAATACTTACCATTGCTGCACCAAATCTTTCAAGTTCATATAATGACTCACTTTCAGTTGGTTCAACCATAACTGTCCCTGTAACTGGCCAAGATAATGTTGGTGCATGAAAACCATAATCCATTAATCTTTTCGCCACATCCTCAGCAGTAATACCATCAAAATGTCTTACATCAAATATACATTCGTGTGCAACTCTTCCATTTTCACCTTTGTATAATACATTAAAAAACGGTTCAATACGATGCACTAACCAGTTTGCTGTAAGTAATGATACTTCACTTGCCTTTCTTAATCCATCTGCACCCATCATACGAATATACATCCAACTGATAGGAAGTATTGATGCACTACCTTGAACTGCTGCTGATACTCTTTGATTCATAAAAGGAACTAAATGCTCTGCAACACCAATAGGCCCTACACCTGGCCCTCCACCACCATGAGGAATACAAAATGTCTTATGTAAATTAAGATGGCATACATCTGCACCATAATTACCAGGTTTTGCAAGTCCAACTTGTGCATTCAGATTTGCACCATCAAGATACACCTGACCACCATTCTCATGTACAATTTTACATATATCTTTAATAGTGGGTTCAAACACACCATGAGTAGATGGGTATGTAATCATAATACAAGACAACTCAAATGTATTCATTATTGCCTTTTTCTCTAAATCTTTTAAATCTATATTACCGTCTTCATCACAATTGACAGGAACTATTTTCATACCTGCCATCACTGCTGAAGCAGGATTTGTTCCGTGTGCACTTGTAGGAATTAAACATACATTTCTTTTATCATCACCACAACTTTTATGATATTCTTGGATTGCAAGAAGACCAGCATACTCTCCTTGTGAACCAGCGTTTGGTTGTAAATTTATATCTGCAAATCCTGTAATATCAGATAACCATTCTTTTAAATCATCTATTATTCTTTGATAACCATGTGTTTGAATTTTAGGAGCAAATGGATGTATATTTGCAAACTCTGGCCATGATACTGGCATCAGTTCTGCTGCTGCATTTAGTTTCATTGTGCAACTACCAAGTGGCATCATACCATTAATTAAAGAGAAATCTTTTGATACCAATTCATAAATATATCTCATCATATTTGTTTCACTTTGATACTTATGAAATACCTCTTGTTGTAACCAAGGTTTAGTTCTTTCTGGAATTCCTAACCATTTGTATTTTTTTTCTGATTTATAAACATGTTCTATGGTATCTGAACGAGAACTAAATTTAATTAATGATCTAATAATATCATGTAGTTCAGATAGTGTAGTAAGTTCGTCTATAGATAGAATTAACCAACCATCCTCATAAGTTGCATTAAATTGTTCACTAAAGAAATCAAAAAATTCTTTATCAACTTTGACACGGATAGTATCAAAACCTTCACAATCATAAACTTCTTTTCCACACCACTTTAATGCTGTTAGTAACGTTTGCCTATATCTTAATATTCTATTTGCTATTTTTTTCAAACCTTCCGCACCGTGATAAGCAGCATAAAA